GCGCATCTGGCCGGCTATTACGGTCTCACTTACATCATGCCGGTCCTGGAAATCACCGGGCCGGGGCAGTCCGTGTTCGATGAGTTGCAGAAGGTCCATAAGCACGCTTCCGAAATCAAGGCGAACGAGGACTATGCCGGCATCCGCAACATTCTCGCCAACATGCGGCATTTCATGTACAAAAGAATCGACTCGTTGTCCGGCGGTCTGGTCTACCAGTGGCGCACATCCCACGAATTGAAGACGCGGATGATGAACTCCTATAAGAATGGTATCGAGCTCGGCCGCGTCGTCCCCCGCTCGGTTCCGCTGCTCGAGGAAATGCGCCGCATCGTAAACGATGAAGGCACGATCGGCGGACAGGGACGCGCCAAGGACGATCGCGTGATGGGAGCGGCGCTCGCCTACCAGGGGTGGAACATGTGGGCGCAGCCCAAGCTAAAGGCCATGGGCATGACCATGAAGGCGGCGGCCGAGATCGACCAGCGCGGCGGAACCGAGCCGGTCGACCGACTGGTGGTCAACTACTTGAAGCGCATGAACATCGGAGTCCCCTCCACATGAAAAGCAATGAAGCAAGAGGACACCGCCCTGTCGGCAATAGAGTTACCGCCAGAGGAGTGCACGCTTTCGACACCGAGGCGCGCACGATCGAGCAAGCTGTGGACATCATAAGATGGCAACAAATCAAAAAGAGACAGGCAGATACTCTCAAGGGTAAAAAACGGTCATTGCGACAAGAATTTGCGCTGGCCAAATTCGTCGCCCTCAGTAAGAAAAATGCGGGAAAAATTTCCCTGGCCGGAGGCATGACCAGCACTATTAAACGACCCAATAGCCCTAAGCCGAAAACACCTCATCCATTTTTGGATTTACCGGACGATAAAAAACAACAGAAATGCCGGGAAATGTACGACAGCGGATGTTGGGGGATTGGGGTTCCCGCTTTTCGACGGTTGGCTAAAGTGTTCAAAGTCACTGTGGGGCAGGTATTGGAGTGGAACGCATGAACATAGGAGTACCCGCCGGATGATCTTGATATTTATCGCCGCCGCCATCGCCCTTATGGCCGCTATGATCGCTGCCGCGCTCTGGATCGCCTACATCGACGCACGCTACCTCTCATAAGTGGCTGGCATGGTGATCAACCTCCTTCTACTCGCGTTCACCCTGTTCCTGATCTGGCGGATTCGTGTTGCGTGGCATCCAAAATGATCACTGACGATACGGCGGCCATGTACTTCCTGTTTTCCTGCGCCGCGCTCGCCATACTGGCGCTGGTCATCGTGAGGCTGGAATGATTTGGATCATTATCGGAACCGTCTGCACCACGACGACCTGCCATGAAGTTCCTACGGACAGGCGGTTCGAGAGCGCCATTGAATGCCGGCACTATGCCGACGACTGGCTTAAACATACGGCAATGTACTTCAAGCTGAGTTGCAAACGGGAAGCGTGAGACTGTAATAATGTTAACGTCTCGGGAATAGAGCGGCGCATGAACGATCTTTGCCAGTGCCCTACGTGCGGGCGAATGCACCGGCACCTTGGAAGCCCGCCATGGAGAAATACAATGCAGCCACATCAGCAGCGGGTTGTTGATGAGAAGAAGGAACTGGATGAGAAGCTCGACAAGCTCAAGGCGTTCATCGAGACCAGCCCGATATTCAAGGGGCTGCACCAGGACGAGCGTGGGCGCCTCAATCGCCAGTTCGATGTAATGGCCGAATATTCGAGCATCCTGGCGCAGCGCATCGCGGAGTTTTGAAGTCCCGAACTCGCGGACATTCGTGTGTTACTCTCTTGACCCCCCGCCCATAGCGCCCGTATCTTGACCCATGTCCTACATCCTGCGCTCATGGTCCTGCCTGTCTCCGCGCTGTGCGGCTGAGTTCACGTCGCCTGAGCCGGCGCCGGCCTGTCCCACCTGCGGCAATGTGCGTGTGAACTGGATTCCGGGCGGCGGCCATGTCGGCGGCACCGCCAAGGCGGCCGATTCCGAGTTGCGCGCCTTGATCGACGTGTTCAAGCTGCCTGACATCAATTCGGCCGAGCGTGGACGCGGTGCCAAGAAGATCGCCAGCCAGCCGGTGGTCGACCAGAAGTCCGGCCCGATGCATCAATTTGCCCCCGGCTTCGCCACCGTGGTCCAGCCCGGCGCCCGCGCCATGTGCGTGCCGTCGCAGCAGAAGGTGGATTTCAAGGCCAAGCTCGGGACTGGCGTGGCGCTCGGCCCCGGCAAGCTCGGTCTCCCCGGCGTGCAGGCCGGCACCGCCATCGAAGCCAGCCATAGGCCTCCCCGATGACCGAGCCTTTCATCTTGCGGCGGCGGCCATGGTATCAGAGGATGGCTCGAAGCTATATTTGCTATCGTCGCTCCGGCGTGCCGAGGCTCGAGTCCATGCGCTGCGCCTGGGTTTTGTGCTGGATGAAATAATGGCCCTCACGATCGCAATCATCGCCCTGGTCGTCGCCGTGCTGGCGCTCGCCGCCGCGCTCATCACCTGGCTTTCGTGGATACACGCATGAACGAAATCACGATCACCTGTGTCGGCCGCGAGGCCCTGAAATCCTGCAAGCCTGACGGCGAAGGCTGGGAGCGCGTGTCGGATCGGTGGGTGCGCGGCGAGGGGCGTCTTCTCGGATACTACAGCGAAGGCCCGCTGTACGAGCGGCAGATCTATGAGGCGACGTTCCGGCGGGTGACCGCATGATCATCCCCCCGCCCGGCAAGGACCGCGAGGACTACCTACAGTTCATCCTTGATACGTGCCTGGCGTCCAAGAAGGACAGAAAGGACTTGTATGATCGTCGTCGCCAATTCTTCCTATTTGGAACCGCCCAGGATAACGACATTCTTTACAATCGAATTGAATCACACCTCGATCTTGTGTGTTCATTCTTGTATTCCCCTGATCATGCCGAATTCTCCCTGTCCGCCCCTGCAAATGCCGGGGATGCCGACGTTAAACAGTTCATGGCCGCCCAGGACGCATTCAACGGTGATTTCCGCGACGCAGGCCTGTTCGACATCTTCTCGGACGCCCTGATCTGGTCGACCGTCTTCGACAGCATGATCCTCAAGATGGGCTGGTCGGACACCCGCGAGGAGGAAACCTGCACCCTGGTCGAGCCCTGGAAGTTCGGCGTGTTCTCGGAGGAATTGACCGACCTGGACGCGCAGCAGGCCTTCGTCCACTCCTATCATATCGACTACGACAATGCGGTGCAGCGGCTGTTCAAGGCCGGGTTGGGCGACAAGGTATCCAAGCTGGCTGTGGTCAACACCCCGTTCGAGTCGCCGTTCCCCGAACTCATCACCCGCATGATCATATCGTCCACATCGGGCGAGAACCTGTCCGGCAACGTCACCGGGTCGATCAATCCACAATACGTCGCGCGACCGTCCTACCGGGCGAAAGTCGACCGCCCGCTGGTCGGCTTCCATGAGCTCACCGTCTGGGACGACGAGTGCGAGGACTACCGGGTGTTCTTCATCGTCGATCCCGGAATCGTCATATCGGACAGCAAGGACACCATCGGAGTGCTCAAGAAGACCGGCGACTTCAAGGCCGTGCGCCGGCAGCAGGAGCCGTTCTACAACACCCAGTGCAACCCGTTTTTCCCCAAGGACCACCCTTATGTCCAGGTGAAGCCCTATTCGATCTACGAATATTTCTGGGGGAAGGCGCATATCGAGTCGCTTATCCCGCTGCAGAATTGGTCGAACGAGCGGCTCGAGCAAATTCACGACATCCTGGAGCGGCAGGCCTATCCGCCGCGGGTCGGTTCCGGCTTCATGGGGCTGTCCGACGAGAAGATGGACGCTTTTGGCGGCGCCGATTCGTGGGTCATGGACCAACTGCCGCAGGCCAGCATCAAGGAGCTCTATCCCGAGATGCCGCCCGACATATTCCAGGACTATATGTCGATCGGCGCGCTGTTCATTGAGGCGTCAGGTCTGACCGAAACCGTAACCGGGAAGGGAGAATCAGGTGTCCGATCAAAGAACCATGCCAAGCAGCTCGTTACCACCGGATCAGGACGAATCAAGAAAACGGCCACCCGGATCGAAGCGCCGCTTGTACGTATGGGGGACCTTTCCCTGCGGCTCAATATGCGTAATAACGATGAGCCCATACAGCCGGACCCAAAGGATGACGGACAGCCCGGAGAGCCGTTCTATTACTCAAACCTCCCGCACAACTACTCCCTGACCATCGCCGGACACAGCCACTCGCCGTTGTTTGTGGATGACACGCGAGAGCTTGCTGCCTTGCTATTTAAAGCTCAAGCTGTGGACCAGGAAGGCCTTATCAGGCTCATGAACCCGCCCAATAAAAACAATCTCATTCATTCCCTGCGCGCCCGGCAGAAGAAGGCGGCGGCCGCGGCGGCCCGGCGCGAGCAAATGGGCATCCAGCAACCGAAGGCGGGGTCTAAGCCTAGGGCTGTCGGGTAGCTTGACCTACTAGATATTGTGCCGTAGCTTGTTGGTGTCGGGCGGGGTGGAGCAATCCACTGTCGCCCCCCCTCCAACAAGGAAGGAGCGCATCATGGCACGGCGACGCAAGCACAAGCGCGGTCGGCGCAGCAAGCGCAAGTAAAGGACGGACGGCCTCCCCGAAAGTCCTGTCAGGCGAAGCCTCCGCGCAGCCCCAGTCCTCCCCGACAACCCCTGGCGCGGGGGTTTCGTTTTTTGGGCAATAGGTTGACAAGCACGCTTAAAGAGGAATACCAATTGCGCCATGCCAGATTTAGTGGGCGGCGCACCTTCACCTACCAGCCCTAGCGGCCCTCCCGCAGGTGCGCCTGCCATCCCAAAGTCTCCGATGGGCGGCCCCGGTGGTCCCGGCCCTTCTCCGATGATGTCGCCCGGTGGCGGCGCCGGCAACAAAGCTGCGTCAATTCAGAAGATCAAGGTCGCGACTTCCGCGCTGCTGGTCGCCAGCATGTCGTTCGAGACCGGGAGTAAGGAACAGCAGGCCATCTTGCGCGCAATCTCATCGCTCAACCCACTGTTCGGCAAAGCAGAAGGCACCGACATGGTCCCGGCGGGCATTGCCGCAATGGCGCGAGA